TTGGAATGGGATACAACCTAGAAAATGCAAAACACTAGAATAGCTCACTCCAAACAAATTAATTTTGATGTTGCATAACGGACAAATATCTGCTAATTTTATGACTAGATTATGAACAATGTTTTAACGATATCAGAAACAAAACGCCTTGTTCGAGGTGTTCTCGTAGGTTTGCCAGTTGATATCTATGATGAAGATACTGATGAATATATTGAATCTGTTCTCTATGAATTGTGTCATCCTAGAACTGAGGGTGATTTTGAAGGTAGTCATATGATTGGAGGTGCCAATATTGTGTCTGCTTATAATCTGGTTTTGCAGAAACTGATGAGCACAAAATGGAAGCGTGGTGCTACTAAAGAAGATACCATTGCTCTTGCAAAAAAATTGTACCAAGAGGCTCTGGAAGACTTGATTAAGGACAAGGTAATTCGTAAAATTCCTGAAAAAGTTAGACTAGGATTCAAGGTAGTAGGTGGTAAAGATTTAACAACAGAAAGTGAGGAAAAATGAATGACCACAAAAAGTTACAAGATGGAATCAACAAAGTTGTAGATTGCATGATAGAAATGGATGCTTGTAGAGATGCAATCAACCATACCCTAAAAGAACTCAAAACAGAGTTTGATGTGAGCGCAACGCAGTTGCGCAGAGTTGCCAACACGATTAAAAATTCTAGTCGAGTTGACGAAGAAAATAAACACGATGAATTTATAGAAGTATTGGACATCGTCCAAAAACAACGCATGGAAATGCGTTCAGACAGTATAAACGAATGACCACTGTTGTAGATAACTTCTTACCTCAAACATATTATAGAAAACTGTATGATGTTGTAACTAGCAATACACTTCCTTATTATTTTCAAAGTTCTATTAATAATATTGAAGCAAGTGACCCTGAAGATTTTGGGTTTAATTACTGGATACAAGATGAAGCAGGAACAGTACACAATTGGTTGTTTATGCCGTTGTTATATGCTATTAAGGATAGATTCGGTGTTGGAGATTTGCGCAGAGCTAGGATTGACATGACAATGTACAATCCAGATACTTATGCTCATGAACCTCATCAAGATTATATTGATGACCACTTTACAGCAATATATTATTTGAATGACACTGACGGGCCAACCAATGTATATAATGAAACAGAACCATCAGACGATTATACTTTTGACAAGATAGTTTTGCCTGCCGCAAACAGATTGATTGGTTTTAATGGTAAACAAATGCACGCAGGACACTCTCCCAGCCAGCACCAATGCAGAATTTTAATCAATGCAAATTATGATATGCGATGAACCATGTTCTTCAAATTCACGACTTTTTATCAACAGAAGAATGTGATAAAATACTAGATAAGTATAAAACACAAACTATTGATGAAAAAGCATATGAACATACTGGCTATCAGTATTGTATTATGAATTGTGCAGATGATGTTGATTGGATTATAAAATCAAAAGAAGGAAAAGCAATAAAAATGTACTTAGATGCTTTTCCTGAATCAGCATACACACCTCACGAATGGAGACTAGAAGAGTTATTATTTAAACATTGGAAACCAGGAAAATACTTTCACAAGTGGCATAGCGAGAACTGGATGCGACACCCATACAGAATTTTAAACTTTCAGATATATCTATCAGACCATAACTGTGGCACAGAATTTTTTAATGAAAAGGTTATAAAAAGCGATAAAGGAAAAATGGTAATGTTCCCTGCATATTTTACACATACTCACAGAGGACAAGCTTGTCCTCATAATAAAGATAGATATATGCTTGGAGGATATTTTCACTATTTTGATAAGAGGTTGATGTGGTAGAAACAAGAAGAATTAGAAGAGCTCTTAAACAAGAGTTAGATAAAAAACCCTTGACTGATGCCGATAAAAGATTTATTATGGGATGTATAAAGGCACAAATTAAGCAACCACAACTTACAAATGCTCAGTGGAAAATAGTGCAAGAGATTAGGAACAAATATGAGTAAATATCCAGGTGTTGACAGATTACCAAGTGGAAAAATTAAGTACAGAGGTACTACATTTGATGGATTTAATAAACCTAAAAGGAGTAATCGTGCAGGTAAAAAAGGTATGGTCTTGGCTAAAGAGGGCGATAAGATTAAGCTTATCCACTATGGTGACAGTAGTATGGGTCATAATTATAGCCCTGAAGCCCGTAAGAGTTTCAAAGCAAGACACGGAAGAAATATTGCCAAAGGAAAAATGAGTGCAGCATGGTGGGCAAACAAAATGCTATGGTCTGGCCCAACGGGCTCAAAGAAAAACCCTCCTGCTTCACAAAAACATAAAAAAGGCATGAAGTGATTGGATTTCCTTTTTTCAAGGCTCAAATAGATGGTTGGTTTGAAGGCAAAAAGCACGACCTGATAATGGCTATTGAAGAGGAGTTTTTAGAATATAAAAATCAAAACAAGTTTCAAACAGACAGACACCTCAAGAGAGATTATCACAAAGTTTTTGATTCTGTAGTATCAAATCAATTCGCACAATTTTCTAAAAAAAGTGAAATTAGTTTTGAACTTAAAGATTTATGGACTGTTAGGTACAATACTAATGATTTTCATGTACCACACAATCATGGGTCGACTGGCTTAAGTGGTATATTATACCTAGTAAAAGAATCTGAACACCCTTCAACACAATTTTTACTTCCGTGGAATAACATTGAGCATGGTGCGACACAGATTTATACTCCAGATACTTTAGAAGGAGATATAATAATTTTCCCTAGTTTTTTAACTCATTGGACAGAACCAAACGTGAGTGAAATTTCAAGGGTTGCAGTGTCTTTTGATTTGAGAATACTATGAACTCAAACAAATTACTAAAAATAATACTGTTACTTATGATGCTCGAAGTGTTAATACACTTTATTGAAATATTAATAGATTTACATATAATAACAATATAGAAAGGAGTGAGATGTGAATAGACATACATTAAAAGAAGAAATTATTTCTGATGAAGGAATGGTTTTTCATATTTATAAAGACCATTTAGGTTACCCAACTGTAGGCTGTGGTCATTTAATTACAGAAAAAGACGAAGAATTTGGTAAACCCGAGGGAACTCAGATTACAGAGGATAGAGCTTCAGAATTGTTTGAAGCTGATATAGAAAATGCAATCGATGATTGTAGAAAATTATACACAGGTTTTGAAGTATTGCCCCAAGAGGTTCAACATATAATTGTTAATATGATGTTTAATTTAGGACTTCCACGACTTTCAAAATTTAAAAAAATGAAATCAGCAGTTGAAGTAGCTGATTATAGGATGGCAGCTTCAGAGATGGTTGCAAGCAAATGGTTTACCCAAGTTCCTAATCGTGCTGCTAGACTAGTTGAAAGAATGAGAAAATCTGACACTAGTGCAAAAGATGGTGTTTAAAATAAATAACAGTCTTACCCTTACTCTTATATACACTCTTGGACATATTTTAATTGCCATGAATGTTGTATATTGGGTTACTGGTGCATCTTTTTTTGAGGCAGGATTAGTGGCACTGATAGAACCTGCTATTAACGGAATATGGTTTTACATATTACACACACTGTGGTTATCTAACAAAAATCAAAATAGTATATTGGACAAAAAGGAAAAATTTAGATAACATAGTATAAAAGGAGTAATCTAATGTTAGGATTAAAAGGAATGGCAGCGATGCTTGTTGTCGTTGTCGTAATGGCTGGTGGCTTTTTTCTTTACTATAAAGATACACAAAAGAAAATTGCTACTTTAGTCGGAAATAATGCGAAACTTGAAACAGCTGTTCAAAACCAGAAAGCTACTATTGTTTCGTTAGAAGAAAACTTTGACAAACAAAGTGAGTTAATTACTAGCCTTAGTGTAAAAGCACAAGAGGCTGAGGCAGGTTATAGAAACCTGTCTAACAAACTAAGAAGGCACGATATGGAAGAACGCTCTCGTGCTAAGCCTGAGTATATGGAAACCCTCATTAATGATGGCACAAAAAAACTTTTTGACGAATTGGAGAATATAACGAGTGTACCAAAGCCTGAAGCTAAGCCTACTCCTCCTACTAAGTAGTATTGTACTTACTAGTTGTGGAAGTATAAAAACACTAGAGGTATTTTCTACCCCAGTCGAAAAGAAAATAATACAACCCGCTGACCCAAGACCTGTTAAACTAGAGTTGCTAAACTTTGATGTAGTAACTATTGATAATATTGACGAATTTCTTGCACAAGTCAAGAAAGCACAAAAAAATGATGAATATGTATTTTATGCAATATCACCCAAAAACTTTGAAGTGCTAGCGCTAAACATGCAAGAAATAAAAAGATTTATCATGCAACAACAGGATATAATTGTTTATTATAAAGAGGCGACAGCGTGGGACAAGTAAGGATGACGCATGGAACCGATTACAACATCAATTGCAATTGCAACATCTGCCTTTAATTTAGTATCAAAAGGCGTTGCAGCTGGTAGAGATTTAAATTCTGTACTTGGTAATCTTGGCAAGTACATGGGCGCAGTCAATGATATTGAATACAAATCAAAGAAAAAACCAAGACTGTTTCAAAAAATATTTACAGG